ACATATTCAAACGTCGTTAGTCCTATCACTACTCGCCAACTAGTCGAGCAGGGATCGCTCGTACCCTTGCGTGTGTTCATTGCAAAGGAAGTGGACATGACCGGCGCGAAGAAGGTTGCCGGTGAATGGTCACAGGCTGATGCGACAGAGCGTGGTCTGAAGATCACAGGCGATGTTGTGCAGGAGTGGGCAAAGAAAACACGCGAGATATTTGGTGAGCCACGCAAGACGATTGTCTTCGCTTCCGGTGTTGCACACGGCGCAGACTTGGCCGCCAAGTTCCAAGCACTCGGCTACAACTTTGTCAGTCTGAGCTACAAGGATGACGAAGAATGGAAGCGTGAAGTCATCGAGGATTTTGCCAAGCCTGATTCAAAGATCATTGGCCTGATTGCCTGCGACATTTTGACCAAAGGATTCGACAACGAACACGTCATGATCGGCGTGTCTGCTCGACCATTCTCGAAGTCGTTCAGCTCTCATGTGCAGCAGATGGGCAGGGTGATGCGTGCCAACCAGCTCGACCCTGCGGCCAAGCCTTTCGCTGTATGGCTGGATCACTCCGGCAATTACCTGCGCTTCCGTGAGGATTGGGATCAACTGTTCGAGGATGGTGTTCACGAACTACAAGATGGTAAAGAGAAAGCCAAGAAGGAACTGACAGAGCGTCAGAAGAAGGAGAGTAAGTGTCCTGTCTGCCAGATTCTGTGGGGCGGTGGCGACACTTGTTTCAACTGCGGCCATGTGCGTGAGCGCAGAAACCTGGTGACAGAAGTTGACGGCCAGATGATTGAGTTATCTGGCAGCGTGCCACGCGAGAGCAAGCAGGCGTTCTGGAACCAGATGGTCTGGCTCATGCGTTATCAAGGCTGGAGCAAAGGCAGAGCAAGTCACACATACAGGGATAAGTTTGGCGTCTGGCCTCGCGGTCTGAACGATGATTCACCGCAGATGTTGGAGGCAGATACCAAGCGGTTCATTGATAAAAAACTGAAGCAGTTCCTGAAAAGCGTGGGGAGATAATCATGGACTTCATTCAATTCGCTAGATCACACGGCATCATCATCGACGAGCTGCCGGCCGTCGGATCGTGGCATCGGTATCCTACGCAAGACCACCCGCGCAAAAGAAATGGGGCGGTCAAGTTCATGGGCGATCATGGATTCGTGCAGAACCATGCAACCAGCACCGTCGTAAGTTTATGGAAGCCTGACCAAGTCGACCGTCTGAACTTAGATATGCGGGCGATCATCATCGACCAAGCGAAGGCCGAGCGCGAACGCACAAGGCTGGCGAGTGCAGCTGTCGGCAAGGCTGTCGGTATGCTGAACGCTAGCGGCAACCGGACTCACCCATACTTGGAGAGCAAGGGGTTTCCCGATGAGCAGGGCATCGTGTTGGATATTGAGGGGCAGCCTGTCCTTCTGATCCCGATGAGGGCGGGCAAGTCGCTCGTCGGATTGCAACAGATCTGGCCTGACGGCACAAAGCGGTTCTTGTACGGCCAGCGTACAGCGGGCGCGACCTTTTGCTTCGACAACAAAGGCATCAACATTGTGTGCGAAGGGTACGCCACCGGCCTGTCTATTCGTGCGGCCATGCGTCAGATGAAGCAGCGGTACACCCTGCATATCTGCTTCTCTGCGGGCAACATGGTGCGTGTTGCTGAGTCGCTGCCGCAGGGGTTGGTCATTGTGGACAACGACGAAAGCGGTACAGGGCAGCAAGCAGCAGCTACCATCGGCTGGCCTACCTGGATGTCTGATCAAGTGGGCGAGGATGCTAACGACTACCATCGGCGTGTTGGCTTGTTCGGGTTGACGCAAAGCCTGACTCAGTCAATGCTCAACATCGGTGCGGCCAGGCATTACGAACGATAGCGCGCCGCCTGTGTGGGGCTGGATATCAGCAAGCGATTGCATGATCTCCACCCCCAACGCAAGGCAGCGATCCCCTTCTCCGCTGTAGTCGGTCACAATCCTCACCTGCCCGAGTTCATCTTCGAGCAGGTAGATTGTGAACATCCGTTGGTTAGTCATGGGCGCAGGATAGCAGTTCCTCTGGCACTTCTACCTCGTCGCCGAGTTTGCTTGCCACGTAGCAGCGCATGGCTGCGATGAGTGGGGTTGTGCCACTATAAATAACGTCCTCCGCTGTGCCGCGATCTATGAAAGCGCACCACGGTGCTACGTCATCCGGTGCAACGGTGATCCCTTCCCGCTCAATGATCGGCCCAGCCAAAGCCCAATCGGTTGAATAAAAATGCGGATCGTCAATCTCACCGATAAACTCTGCGCCCACTTCACATTTTGCAACTGCCCAATCAAGGGCGGTTCCTGTCAGTTCTGATGTTTTCATGCGTCTGATCTCCTGTTAGTTGATTGTCCAGCCCATCGCCTTGATAACGCGGCGCAAGCTGGCTTCTGGTTGTGTGCCAGCGGTAATGCTGACGGTCTTATCTTTGTGGCTCACTCTTACGATAGTGCCACTGCGCGGAATCATCCATACGCCACCGTCTTTGATCTGACTGAGCATGGCCTCTGTCCAGCGCACTGAGTTCGCCAATCCTTCTGGCGTGTCAACGTCATAGTTCATAAACTCACCCTTTCCTGTTGTGGCTCACCTATTCCGGCTCACCCATTGCCGGACTCACCCATTCCCGTCGTGGTCGAATTTTGGCAGAGCCTGGTTGTCAAAATGAAAATACTATTGCTAATTTTGCTACTGGTGTTGCCAAATTGATAACGAATCCCAGGATTTCGCGCTGGTCTTGATGCCGCCAGTGCTGGTCCTGCTATTGGCGGCAGTCTATTTGTGCCGCCAGTGCCGCTAGAATCGCCTGTAAACGGGCGCAAAAAAGCCAGTGCGCCATCGCTGGCAGCACTGGCTGGCTTTACTCACAACTGATCGTACATTTCATCAGCAAGCATGAGCAGCGCATCGTCTGCGGTAATTTCATCATTGTGCAAATCAGCGATCAGATTATCCACCAGCGCATAGTCAAGACGCCGAGGATTCAAATGCTTTGCCATCAATACCGGATCATCTGGATAAGCATACTCTGCGACGATATCCACTAGGTCACGCGTATGACCGTATTGAGCATCCAGCAGCGCAGACGCGACATAATCGCGCCAGTGCAGATCAGCATCATCATACTGGCTAGTAGTAGGGTAGTAGCTGCCAGACCAATAGCCAGCGCGATAGCTGCGCCAATCATCCGGATCAGGCTGAAGCGGATCACGCGCCACTGGCAGACTATCCCAATCAACACGTGCAGTAGCAGCAGCCAACAATTCAAAATACAGAATGTTGATCGATTCATTGACCGTATGCTCATTTGAATAACCGATCGATATATTGGTGCATTCCGGTATCAGATCGACAAATTCAGCAGTATCGGTATAGACGCCACTGTCATCATTTAAGTGCATCAAATTCTGATCGAATGATCCGAGTGCATCGCAAAGTGCTTGACCGAATTGATCTGAGCAGCAGCGTCCATATCCTTGATGCGTAATGACCGAATCAATACCGCGACGATCGAAAGCGATGGCGCGATCAAATTGGCGCAGCAGATCGGCATGATGCTTTGCCAGCCATGTTGCGCCGATGCCACCCTTTTCTTCGCCGACTGTGAAAATGAAGTGAGCAGCGATGCCAGAATGAATCAGATGCATGAGCATGGCGCAGCCAGCACCATCATCTGCGCCAAGTACATCGCCGTCTGCGTGCCAGTGCGTGCGCGTTTTCCTGATGCGATTCTTGCCAGATTTGCGATGCACTGTATCGACGTGCGCGACAAATAACGTGCGATGGTCTGCGCTGGTGCGAGTATCGACGTGCAAATTACCGCACTCATCAAATTCGCCAACAATGCCAGACGGCAGATTACTTGCCAGCCAGTGCGAGAATTTGATGGTAGCTGGCGCATCATGCGGCCTTTTGACCGATAGTGCGCGATCAAGGGTTTTATAAAGAATCATCATGCTGCTGCCTCACTTTCTGCGTTATCGCGCAGTGTGTAAGTGCCATCATCTAGCAGCACGCAGTCATCCATGTGCTCATGCGTGTCGGAATCCTCGCAATACACTGCGAAAGTGCAATCAGACGATACCCAGATATCTTGCTGATCTAAGTACAGTGCATCGTCACGATGCGCGTGTTCGTCAGTGTCATCCAGCCAGACGATGCCGTTTTGTTCAAAATACTGATTGACATAGTGCATTTCGCGCGACGGTATCCAAGTGATATCACTTTCGTGCGCGTAGTACTCATTGCCAAGTGCGCCAACAGACATTGCATAATTGTCAATGCAATCAGGACAAATCAGTCTATCCTCATATCTGCCAGCCCAATAGTGATTGCCATGCGGAATGTAAATCTGATCGTCGCAATCTTCGCAACGCGCAAGATCTTCATTCTCATCATCCAGATGACCGTCTGTGTTAGTACAGCAGTACTCACCATCGCTATTAATCCGCAGATAATCGCCTCGATCAGTAACGCGCTGGCTATCGCCATCAATATATGGCGCAGTCCAGCCACCATCGGGATGCGCGACTTTTGCTAATTTCAGACCATCCCAATCGTTGCAATATTCGTATCCTTGCGATTGCAACCAACTATTCAGTGCGCTATCACACTGCGAATGTCCGCGATTGTTTTCTATTGCGCCAAATGATCGAACGAATGATTTGCTGTTTTCATTGACCAGCGCACGCGCCATCACTTGACCGTTTTCGAGGCGAACCGCCAATCCCCAACCAAATTTGGGATCATAGGCGCGATAGGGATGCCAATCGCCAGCACGCCAGTTTCGGCGCACCATGCAAGACGCTGGTGATTCTGCCAACCATGCCAGCATTTGTTCCATATCATGCGTAATCTGGAATTGATGGTTGCCATACTTGGCGCAGATATCGCGAATCAAGTGTGACTGCAATCGCGGGAAATGTTCCGCTATATATTTGGAAATGTTGGTAACCGTCTGCCGATCAGCGAAACCATGTTCGACGTTTCGCGTATAAGCCAGACGCGCAGAATCCTTGATGGATACATGCGGCCACTGCAATACCAGCAAGTGCCAATCTGTTGGCGGCACTAGCATTACAGATTCGCGCACTGCTGGATGCAAAGGGTAGCGGTTTTGTTCGCGATGATGCCAAGTATGCTCGAATGATGGATGCGTGCGTAGCACTTGCGCCAGCGTGTCAATCCAATCAAGTTTTGTTTTTCCGCAGTAATCACTCATTTTCAGCCTCGATATCGTTAATTTCCAGCATTGTCTGAAGTGCGCCGAAAAGGGTGAACGGAATAAGTAATAGCTGCGTGCCATGCGTGAAATGACCGTCGAAAGCCAGCGCGATAATTGCGCCAAGCAGCATCAGCCAGCCAGCAAGCATCAGTTTCAAGAATAGTTTTTCCATTAGTAGCCTCACAATGTTTCAGGTTGAACGTTGATGGTGTAACCGAGTGCCTTGATTGTTTCCAACGCGTGCGATGGCAGTGTTTTGAAGCCAGCCAGACGCGCCAGCAACAGCGCTTTTTCACACACTGGATACACAACACGCAGACCGTATTGACCAGTGATCCGTACAGTAATTTCCATATTTCCCTCTGTTGACAAGTTATTAACACGCGCAATATGCGCCAACAGATCATCTCAAAGTACGATGCAATAGACTAATTGTGATTTTATATTGCATCCACTGGTATTGATAGCATTGCTATAGCCTGGCCATGATTGATAGATTTTCTTTATTTGTTCCGGTATAGTCGCGGCAGATCGGCGGCCAGACCAGCGAGCAAAGCGAGCAGCAGACCAGTATGAGAAAACCCACTAGATCAGACCTAAAAGCAGCTATACAGCACAAGGGTATATCTGCCATGCACATAGGGAAAACAGGATTGACCAAGAAACAACAGCGATTCGCAGAAGGGATTGCACTTGAGGGATTAACGAAAAGTGATGCGTATCGTCGCGCTTATAACACTAAGGGTTTGCCAGCCACAGTCAATCCGCACGCAAGCAGACTAGCCAACAGTGACAAGATCAAAGCAACCATAGATGCTCTGACACTGGCAAATCAGGCGATGGAATACGCTGATGCCGAATCAATCCGCAAGCTTGTCATCCAATCGCTGATCCAGACCGTTATTGATCCAGACGTTAAAGCAGCAACAAAAGTGGCGGCAGCGAAAGTGCTTGGCACAGTCACAGAAGTGGCCGCATTTACTGAGCGCAAGCAGATCACCAATGTCAACGATAGCAGCGCGATACGCCAGCAGATCATGGCGCAGTTAAAGAGCATGATCCTCGACACTGGTGACGCTGAAACAGTGGATGCCGAGGCGCTGTTGCATGAGATCAGTGGCGAGTCGATTAACGC